TATGGAAGATAGCGTATTTACAGAAACCAACATATCAGGAGAGATAGAATCTGGACAATACAGAAAAGGTAGATTTGCAGTAAATTATCTAGCTCCAGGTACGCAGGTTTCTAAACCAATGAATAACATACCGTATCAGTTATTCCAACAAATAGATAGATTGGAACGACAGTTACGTATGGTTGGTGGTTACCCAGTTACTGATGACTCACAGTCACCTAACTCTTTTGTTACTGGTGCAGGGTTATCAGAATTAAATAGCACAATGTCTTTAATGATTAGTGAATACAGAGATGTCATTAAAACAGCTGTAACGCAAATGGATGCTAAGAGATTAGAGATGGATGTAGTTTTATCTTACTCACAAGGCGTATCTAAAAAACCTATGGCTGGTTACTTTAATGGTTCAGCATTCGCTGAAAATTATAAGCCACTTGCAGATATAGGTGGAGACTTCAGAACAAGGCGTATCTATGGTGTTATGGCTGGATTCGATGAACCACAAAAAATTGTAACTGGTTTGCAATTGTTACAAGCTGGTGTTATAGACGTAGAGACATTGCAAGATAACATTGATGGTTTAGAAAATATAGCTAAAGTACAAGAACGTATTAGAAAAAATAAAGCAGAAGGTGTATTGTTTGACAGTATTCTAGCTAGGTCTGCACAGGGAGATGCACAAGCAACAATGGCTGCTATAGCTATTTATGAGTATCCCTCTGGCATTACTGAAATAATGAAGCAATTCTATACTCCACAGGAACCACAAATGTCTCCTGAAGAAGAAGCTATGATACAACAACAAATGATGCAACAACAGATGGGTGGACAAAATGTACCAACAATGGCTCAAGCATTTGGAATGTAAAGTGCAAGAATATTTTGATACAGAGTTTTGGGATTTAGTGTATGAAACATATGGTGTAGAAGATGAATTAGATATTTTATCTGAATCAGTTACACAAATCATACAACCAGTAGAAGGCATAATAATTTTAATTACAAAGGATTTTACTAATGGCAAAGAATCGTAGAGGCGGATATAGACAACCAAGTAAACCAGCTGCTGTAGCTACACCACAGGGTGGGCAAAGAACAGATGGAGGACCTGGTAGTTCTAAACAACCTTTAAGAAGACTGCCTGATGCTGATTATGGAGCAAACAAAGCTTTTGTTGAACAACAACAAGCCGCTCCCCTACCAGTTCAACAGGGTATTCCTACTGCACCTAACGTATTTGCACCTACTGAAAGACCTGGAGAACCAGCAACACAAGGATTACCGATAGGGGATGGGGCAGGACCACAGCAACAGATGGCTGATAACACAGATGCAATATTACAAGCTTTGTATCAAATTAACCCTACGCCAACATTATTAGAGATTATCAATAATAGGAACATTTAACAGTGTTACTAGGAGATAGGAATGAGTACTACGATGTACTCAATGCAAGAAGACAAGTAGATTTACAAGCGTTGCAATATGGTTCTATGTTTAAACAAGACCCAGAAGCAATACTTAATAACTTAGAAAAATATCCTACTGAATTAGATACAGGTACTGCATTAGGACTAAGTATTTTAGGTATACCCCCTGAATTTCAAGCTGTAGCTGATATAGCTCAGGAAAGTAAAACAAATAAAATATATAACGAAGCTAAGTTATGGAAACAATTACAACAAGAATTTCAATATGACCATGTAGAAGACAATATGAAGATGTCTTTTGGTGATTTATTAACAGGCGGTTTTATGCCAGGTGGAGCTAAACCAGGTGATGTGCAATACGGTGTGTGGGCATTTGCTGCTTTAGATGCTTTTTTCCAAACAGTAGGACCTTCAGGTAAATGGTCTGTACTAGCAAGTGCTACAAACGCTGTAACACCAGGTCAACCTATGAAAGTAGGTAGGTCACAAGCGTATCTTAGAGATTTACGCGAATACGATAAACTATTAGAAAAAGGTTATACCTCACAAAAAGCACAAGATATGTTGCAAATAGACCTTAGTGGTACTCAAGTACAAGGTTTAGGACAAGAACTCGGTACTCTCGAAGAATTAAAACAACAAATAGATATGGTACAGGAAGCACACAAGATGGGTGGAGAACCTGTACTTGCTGCTATGTTTAGAGCTGTAGCTAATGGAGAACCATTAAACTTTGATAGAGCTACTGGAATTACATTAGAATCTGTTAAAGCAGAAAAAACACCTTACTATGTAAAACTCACTAATGAGTACGGTATGTCTCCTAATGAAGCTAGAGACTTTATTTACAAAAACATAGGTACTCCTTTAGCAGGACAGTATGATGTACAAACAGGCGAAAGTAGATATGCTTTTAATGAAGATGGTGAAATAAGTTACACATCTTCTTACAATCCAAACAAAGTAAATTTTTATGCTGGTAGAGCTAGACAAAGATTTTTCTGGGCTGGACAGTCACAACAAGATTATTACAGACCTGAATGGGCAAATAGAGATTTATTGCTTGAATACTCACCAGGTAGAGTAACTGCAGCAGAAGTGTTTGCACCAGGTTCTAAATCATTTGATATACTATCTGGTTTAACTGATGCTGGTTATCAGCTTGTACCAGAATTATTTGCTGGTAAGGGTGTTAAAGGTGCTAAAAATTTGCAAAAAGGTTTACGTAGAGTAAATCCTTTAATGGAAGCAATAGACCAAGGTACTGTCACAAAAGGTAAAGGTAGTCTTAGAAAAGTTAAATTAGATTCTAAAAGTTTAGCTGACAATGTATTAGATGAAGTAGGTCCAATTATTGATGGAGCTACAGGAGATGGCAACCTAAGTAAAGTTACAGATAGTGTTGGTAGATTAATTACTAATAAAAATACAGTAAAAGATACAACACAAACAAAAAAAGCTTTTAGGAAACTTAAAAAAGAAAATTCGTTATTTGGTAGAGTTCCTAAATTTTATCAAACAACAAAACAAGAAATACTTAATCAACCTACAAACGTAGAGTTCTTTAAAGCTATAGCTGATGAAGATAATTTATATTTATTAAATACAAATCCAATTACAAAACATCTACCTGCACAAGTTAAATCGGATTTAACAAATATAGATGATTGGCAAAATGTACAAAACGTATTTGACCAAATGATTTCTACTGGATACAACATTATTAATGATGTAGGACAAAATGTACCTTATACTCTTCCTGGCAAGATACTACCAAAGACAGGTTCTCTGACTATAAATAAATTTTTACAATCATCTGGTATAAATCCTACTGCTTCATATAGAACATTTGGTAGCTGGGCAGGAGAAAAGTCTAGAAAAGTTAGACAAAGCGTATTTCCTATAAGACGTAAAAGCAGAAACCCACAAAAACTTGTAGAAGTAGGTAGAGAAGCTGTAATAGACACAATGGAATCTGTTGCAGATAAAGCAAGTGTACTTGCTAAATTAGAAAATGTTACACCTGATTATGCTTTAGAAGCTATGGGTAAATTAGATTTACCTAAGTTTGAAAAATATTTAGGTTTTAGTTCTAATTTTAATTCAAGTTACAATCCATACTTTAGAAAAATATTAGGAGTAGTACCTGACATGGGTATTCCTCTAAATAATTTAAACGTAGGATTAAAACAATTAACATCTCATTTACAAATCAACGGATACGATGTTGAATCTGGTAACAAGATATTAAAAGAATTTATGGAAATTAATCCATTAGATAAAACTGCTTATAGAGATTTTGCATTTAACCAAGCATCAAGAGATTTAAAGCTAGTAAGAGCTAAAGGTGGTAACTCAGAATATATAGCAGACCACGCAGCAGAAATGTTTGAAGGATTAAAAAAAATGAAAATATATTCTACTGATGCAGACAAAAATATTCTTCCTAATATAGGCTCTAATTATCGTGGACATGAACTAAATGAGTTAGGAAATGCTGTAGACGATATTGGTGAAGTTGTAACTACTATGAGCGGTTCATTATTTAGTGAGATGCAAGATAATATTGCACCTTTAATGGATTATAGACTTATAGAACGTGCAGTAGGACCATTATTTAAAGCTTATCCAGATAATCAATTTAAAGCTACAACAATACTTACTGATACTAAAAAGTATGCAAAGTATAAAACACAACATTTTAGTTGGAACAAAGCTGATGACGCTATACCTAATCCTTTTGATGATGGAATACTAAATGTTAAAAGATTAGAAAATAACTTTGTAAGTAATCTTATGTCTTTCTACACAAGAAATTTATTTAAACCTTTAGTACTTATGAGAGCTGCTTTTTTTACACGTGTGTTTATGGAAGAGCAAGCACGTATAGCAGTTAAAGGATTATCTAGTGTTTACAATAGACCATACGAATACTTTCAATGGTTAGCTGCACATAATCCAAACTCACGTGCAGGTAAAATATTAGAAAAATTACCTTTTAGCAAATACAAAGCAGCACAATATAATCCTGATGCTGTAGATTTTTTAATGCAAGAAGAAGTTATTGAAGCAATGCAAAAGACTATGAGGTATGAAGACATAGCTGGTGGTGCAAATAAAACTAAAAATAATAAATATATTGAATATAAAGGTGTTAGTACTGGTGAACTTACTGAATCACAAATAGTTGAGTCAGTTTACCATGAATTAAGATTGTTAAGAGGAGACCCTATAGGTCAAGCAGTAGCTAAATTTGGTTATGGTAGTGATGAATTAACAGCATGGTTAACTACACCTGCAGGTAAAGAAGCTAGATTACAATTTATTAGATACAAAGGACGTAAAGCTGCAAACTTTATTGATGAAAAATCTAAAGATTTAGACCAACACTTACAATTTTTAGAATCTCGTATTCGTATTATTGCAGGAGGTTCTTATAAAAAAGGTAAAGATTCTCGTATAAACAACAAAACAAGAAAATATACTTACAATATAACAACAACAGACCTTGGTAATCAATCTATACGTAACATGATTGCTGATGGACAGCTTGTTAAACATGGTAAGACAGGTTCAAACAAAAAAGATATAGTTGAATTTTTTAGTAATGAAGATGTATTTCTACGACAATTTAAAAAATCTAAAGTAACTGATGAGTTAGCTAAATATTATAACAAAACAGATGGTATTGACCCAGGTACTCTTACACAAATAGTAGATAAAGCAGAACAGATGACACCACAAAATTTCTTAGGACAAGTAGAAGATATGATGAATAATGGCTATCAAGCTATATTTGACAGATTGATGACTAAACCAATAGGTTATCTAAACAGGTCTACAACATTTAAACAATTTAGATGGATGTATATACAAGATAGATTCCAAGACTTTAATAAACCATTACGTAAACAATTTATTAACGAAGCTAAAGAAGCTGGTGTACCTAAAGATATTATAGATGAAATGGTTGGATTAGATAAATTATTTAAACCTGGACAAATATCTAACTATGAAGTTATGAATACAGAAAGTAAAGCATATGCTTTATCAGGTGTTAAAGAATTACTTTATGATACAAAACAAAGACATACTGTATCAGATAAGTTTGTAAACATATTTCCTTTTATTGAAGTATGGTTTGAAGTATTCCAGACATGGGGACAATTACTTAATGAAAATCCATATGTACTAAGAAAAGCACACTTAGGTATTAGAGGTGGTGGAGCTGCAGATGCATTAGGTAGTAGTTCTGAAGACGGGTTTATATCTCCTGACCCTATGAGTCCAGAAAGAGACGTATTTATAATGCCTTTTGGGGGCTTTATGTCTAATTTAATATTTGATGATGAGTTAACTGATGGAGAACAAAATGTACAAATATCTCCTAGAGGTCAAGTACAAGGAGTTAACTTACTTGCACAAGGATTTGTACCTGGACCTAACTCTCTGGTTGCTTTTGGTATGGCTAGAGTCTTACCTAGAGTAGAAGATGCTTCAACAAAACTAGGAGCTAAGTATGGATGGGCAAATGAATTTGAAAAGTTTTTCTTTGGCGCATTTCCTCCACCAGAGGAAGTAAGCGACATATTTGCAGCATCGCCTGTATATAAAAAAGGTAGAGCTATGTTAATGGACCCTGATAAATTTGATTACATAACAGACAACAGTACTGAAATAGAACAAATGCGTGCTAAAAAAACTATTGATATATACCGTTGGGGTGTATCTGCTGGTGAATCAAAGAGACTTTACGAAGCAGGTAAGTTAGATAAGTATATGGATAAGTTGTATCCTAATATGGCTAAAGGTAATCTTAATGAAGGTCAAATAGATAATCTTTACTTAGAGTACGCAAAAGAAAAATCAGGTACTTTGTTTGCTTTTGAGTTTATATATCAATTCTTTGGACCTACTGGATTTAAACCTGAGTTCTTTGTTGAAGACAATCAAGGTCATTTGTGGGGTCAAGCTACTTTATATGAAGAATACATACGCATTAGAGAAGAAAACGCTGGCAATGATATAGCTACTTACAATGAGTTCTTTGAAACATATGGTATAGAACATCCTTACATGTTAAGCCCTAGGTCTAAATCAGAAACAGGTAAACAATCTACAAGTGTTAGAGTACAAAACTTTCAAAGAAACAACCCTGAAATCTTTAATAACTTAAAGATAAGTGGTTATTACTTAAACATAGACAATCCTTATGAAGAAAAGAATTGGAATGATATAGTTGCAGAAAAAAGTCTTTTAAGTCCTGACCAATATCGTAGAGCAGTTAATGATACTTTAGGTTTCTTTAGATATAAAACATATTCTAAAAAAATAGATGAGTTGGAATCATTAACTTCTGTGCAAAAAACTATATTCAAACGTGCATTTAGAAATGAATTAAAACTAGCATTACCAGGATTTCAAAGCGAAGAATACGGTATTACTAATCCACCTACATCTAAAGACATATTTGCAGAAATGAAAGCAGAATGGTTAACTAATCCAGCAGTATTACAAACTGATGCAGGTAAAGGTTTTGCTGAAATTATGAACGCATGGACATATGCTTCTACATTATCAGCTGGTTATTCAACATCAGGTAATGAAGAATGGTGGTTGACATCAGATGATGCAAGAGCTAAAGCTTTAAGAATTTATGTGTATAATGACGCTAACAGAATTATTAAACAATATCCTGAGTTTTGGGGTGTATGGACAGGAGTTATGTTAAAGTTATATAGAGACGACCAAGAAGTATTGGATTATTTTCCTCAAGGATAACTATGGATAAAATTAAAGCATTATGGAAAAAATTTGAATTAGAGTGGGAAGCATCTGGTAAAGAAAAAAATGCTGCTGCTAAGAAAAAATTATCTTCTTTTAAAACATTTCTTAAAGATAACTTATTAGGACCACCTGAAACAAGAGAAGGTGCTGCAAACTATTTAAAAGAATCAGCAGGAATTGCAGAAGATGACTTTATTGCTTGGTGGAATACTGATATTGCAACTGATGAAGAATCTAAAATTATTAAAGCAGACGTAGAAGATTTATATAAACCAAGTAAAGTAGAGTTTCAACAACAAGTTCCGCAAGAAGTATCAGGTAAAATATCTGACCCAGAAATGTTACAAGACTTTGATACATATGGTATTCCATCAGATTCTTTTAGTAAATTCAGTACATTGTGGGGAGTTAATCCTAAAGAAGAAACTGTTTTTGAATGGATAGCAAGTAATCCAGAAGAAGGACCTGCTGCACAAGCTTACTTAAATCTAATGACTGGTGAAACTATACTTAGACCTAAGTACACCGATAAAGGTGAAGCAGTAATTATAAATGGTGAACAGGCAATGATGCCTTTTGCTGGTCATTTTGGTGGAACTAAAGTACAAGATGTAATAGATAGTTACGCTTCAACTCAAGATATACAACAGTTTCAAAACTTTATGACAAATAGCGGTATAGTTCCAGATAATTATTTTGCTGAAAGTCAAGGAGAATACTCAGAAAAACTACGTGCATCAATAAAATATGTAATGAATTGGTTAGATAAAAACAGACATGTAGTTCCTGGTACAGAAACATATGATGTAATTATGGACAGTGACCCAGTTTACTTTTCTGATTCACAGATAACTTACGAAGGGTTTGATTATCACAGAAATCTTTTTAAGTATGCTCTAGAAGAAATGGCTAAAGAAGCATCTATTACAGAAGATATAGATGAAGCTGAAGTTGCTAAACAATTAGCTAAAGAGTTTATACCACCTAGTCAAAATGCATTAGAAGATATGGTTGATTCATATTTTGAAAGTAAATTAGGTAGAGGTGCTACAGAAGAAGAGTTAGACGAATGGTCAACTAAATTTGCTGATAGTTACTCTATTGCTTTTGGACAAGCTAGAGCTAAAGCAAAACAATACGAAGATTATAACTTTATGGTAAGTCAACCAGAATATTTAGAGATGGATAGTCAAAGAGAACAGTTGGCTAAAGATTATGGAGCTGATAAGTTTATTGATTTATCTGCATTCTCTACTGATAGACCTGAAGAAATTATGGCACAACAAGTTGAAGACGAGTTCGGTAAACAAATTAGTGCTGTAGAGCAAGGTCGTAAAGTTAGAACTATGCAGAACGATATGATAACTTACATGTTTGGAGGATAATGGCTGAAGATTCAATACCCGCATATATAACAGAAACTGGAAAAGAAGATAGAGATTTACGTTCTGGTAACTCTACTACAACAAGTGCTAGAAAAATAGATAACGCACCAAAGTTTACTGATTGGGCATCTAAAAAATATACTCACGTTACAGGTAGTGAGATTATTAAAAATTACAATATAAATAATTTTAAATCATCTTACAACAAATCAATAACTCTTGATATTGACCCTGAACAAAAGTATTGGTTTAATAGAGATAAACAAAAAATTGGTGGACTTGCTAACTCAAACTTTGAAAAGTATCTTGTATCTGAAATTGAAGATACAAAAATAGCACAAGGTGTAGATACTATAGCAGAAAACATGGGTGCTAAAAATAATTTATTAGATGATACTGCTAAAGCGTATAATATTAATCCTAAAGTACTTGGTGGTTTTATAGCTAGAGGTGGAGCTGCATGGCTAGACCCTGTTACTGAAGTTGCAGAAGTAGCTTTAGGAAAAATAGGTTTAGCAGGACTTGCTGCTAAATGGATGAAAGGTGAAATGTATGCACTAGCAGCTTCAGCAATAGCAGGATTAGCTGTTGCTGGTACTGATTATGCAGGTAAAAAAATGGCTAATACAACAGGCAAAGCTGTTATGAATTTATCTATACCTGGATATGCAGATAATGTAGAAACAATAGAACCAGAATTTATAGATTCTTTAATTGAAGGAGCAGATACTTTTGCTACCTTACAGCAATATACACCTGCAACAAAAATTTATGATGCTTCAAAAGAAGTAGTAGATGCTGGTAAAGATTATTTAAAGACAGGAATGTCATCTGTCTTAGGAGCATTTGGAGGAGAATAATGGTAGATGAACCAACAATAGATACTATAGGTGGAATGAAAACTGGATTTGATTACAGTAATTTTGAAGGAGATTACGAAGGTCAAGAGATTATCTATGTTACTGGCGAGGGTTATAAACTTGCAATAGACATGGGTAGCTATACATACGTATTAGATTTACCAGAAGATTATTTATTAAGCGACATATCTAACTCTCCTAACAGAGATAAAGGAGACCATTCTGATGATGTTGAAGCTAAAGCTAGAGCAGATGCAGGAATTAGAGCAGACATTTCACAAGACAGTTTTAATAGTGGATTCTTAGGTAGTGATGTTTTAATTAGTGTACCTGTTTCTGCTGTAGATTTACCTGAAGGTGCTAATGCAGTAGACATTGCGACAAACTTTGCACAATCAGTTAAACGAAATAGAAAGCGTATTACATCTAAGTTACTTAACAATGATAAGTATATTGGTTTATTAACTTCTGAACTGATAGCTACAGGTGGAGATATGAAAACAGCTACAGCTAACATACTGGAAACAGATGCTTATGGAGCTATTCTTAAAGAGTTAGGTGTAACACAAAATCAAATTGATTCAGAAAGAATGGAGTTTAAAGACCCTGAGCAATTCGAAAAGAATTACAATACTTATTACAATTTATTTAGTAGAACAGCTAAAAGTCAATACGGTTCTGAGTTACCTGATACAGTAGTAGATTACTTAGCGACTATGACAAATAAAGGTTGGTTTAGTCAACAAGAAGCTCTTACACAACTTAATGGTATCTTTGACCCTTACGCTAACATCATTATGGATAACGGCGTTATTAACGCGCTAGAGGGTATTACAGTAGAGACAACTAAGATTGGTGAACAAGAAGTACAAGAACTTATGGATAAGTATTTACCTGCGCATTTACATTTAAGTGCAGAAGATATACGTAAAAAAGCTGGAGATATACGTAACAATGCTTCAGCAAAAGAAGCTTTTATTAATGAACTTAAAAAAGAAAGGTATCAGTTTTATGACATGTATGATGAAGACATTGCATGGTCAACTATTGTATCTTCTAAACAACAAATGGCTAAAGGTGTACTAGGACAAGACTTAAAACCTGATGATGCACTATTAGATAAACTTGTAAGAATGAATGACGTAACTAAAGAGCTAGAAGAGTTACGTGGTTATGGATTAAACACTGGTAATCAAAAAGTTAAAAATGATTTAGTATCTGCAATGTCTGATACATTTGGAGAAGGTATAGTTACAAGTAGGAGTTTTGTAGGATAATGGCACAAGTTACAGTATATACAGCAGATGGTAGATTTAGTACAACAGCGAACAATGAAGCTAGAGAAGGTGAAGCTACATCAGAATTAGATAGACTATTAGCTGGTAACATTAGTGGTAGAGAAGGTTATGCAGGAGGTGTTGTCGGAACAAGACCAACATCTTCTAGTTCTAGTTCTGGTTCTGAACCTACTAATGATGGTAGAACTTATAGTGCTGGTGCAAGCTTAGCTTCTACACTATATAACTTTTTACCTGATGCTGTCATAGACGAGTTTGCTAAACAATGGGTAAAGAGTGGAAACCCTGATATAGCTATTAAAGCTACTAGACAAACTAAACCTTGGAAAGATAATTTCGGTAAGTTAATGCGCGAAGATGGCACTTTAATTATGGATGAACTATCTTTTATGGGTGTTAAAGCTTCATATAAACAAACACTTTCTGAAGTAGGTGTCAATGATTTTACAGATTTTGAAGATGAGTTTACTGATATGGCTACAGGTTACGGTACTGCTGACCCTGTATCTGCAGAAGAATTTCAAACAAGAATAGACATGGTATATGCTGGAGTTAAAGACCAAATACCTGAAGTAGAGAAACTATTTAGAGAAAGATACAATATGCCTATGAATAGTGGAACTGTATTTGCTGCTTTAATTAATCCAAAGATACAAGATAAAGTATTAGCTGGAGATATACAGACGTTACAACTACAAGCACAAGCTACATCTAGAGGGTTTACAAGTACTTTTGGTAGATTCCAAGAACTTAGAAACTTAGGTTTAACTACAGAACAAGCTAAAGGAATCTATGGAACAGCAGGATTAATGCAATCACAAGCAGGTTCTATAGGTAGAGAGTTAGAACTTAAAACATTAGAAGACGCTGCTATAGGTGACATAGCTGCTTCACAAAGACTTAATCGTATACAAGCAGAGCTATCATCCAAGAGTGGAATAACATTAGGAGCTGCTAAAAAAGATGGCAAAGTTACTGGACTTATAGAATAACCTGTTATAATATTCATTAAGCGTTGCGTGGTCCGCTACAATAGACCTGCAAACAGCTTTCGAAGCCTACGTTGAAAGCTCGTATTAAAACCGTAGAGTAATGGACTTGTAGCTTATAGCTACCAGAGATACAGGTCAAGTGGTAAGGTAGCACCCCGACAA